CCCGTGCAGTGCGCCCTCACCGTCACCGAGGGCACCGACGTGGACTACGAGCAGACGGCCATCCGCAACTTCGCCTATCTGTTGCAGCAGGTGCTCGCCGCCATCCCCACTCTCGACATCACCACCATCATGGTGCAGGGCGGCAGCGATGCGCGCCAGTGGCTGCTGACGAAGATAGACTGGCAGAACTTTGTCAGTGAGGATGGCGACGGCAACCTCACCGCGCGCTATAATCTCTTCACTTGCCTGGAAGACATGTGCCGCTTCTGGGGCTGGACGGCCAGGACGTACCGTCAGACGCTCTTCCTGACCTGTGCCGACGAGAGCAGCGCCACCACCTTCCTGAAGCTGACACGCGCCGAGCTGGCCACGCTGGCAGGCGGCGAGACTGCCGGCACCACCGGCGAGACCTTCACGGGCGTGACCATCGGCAGCATCTTCGCCTCGACCAGCAACAACGACTACCGCTTGCGCGGTCCGAATAAGGCCGTGGTGAGGGCCGACGTGAACAGTGCCGATGCCGAGGTCATAGAAATCTATCCCGTGAGCGTCATCAACGACATGCAAAGCGGCGGCAGCTACACGCCTACCGGCGGAGGCTTCGGCGGCAGTTCTAGTGGCAGCTCCAGCGGCGGATCTATCCACTACACCACCGACAAGACGAGCTTCACGTCGAACACGCTGAATGGCACGTGCCAGGCAACATTCGGCTCGTTCAATATTGCGAACACGCAGTATAACAACAACCGCAGCACACAGTGCGTCATCCGCATCCTGAAGTCGTTCACCGATGTCAGCGCCACGGCCTACGCAGAGCTGGAGATGGTGCGCCCACACGCCTACACCGATGGAGCCTTCGAAATCACCGGTACCATCTGGCGAGGCTACCAGCACTATGCCGACTGGGCGAAGGATAACGGCGGAGGCGATGCCGAGTACAATATGTACATGCGTTTCGGCATCGGCGCCGACCGCGCCAGCGCCATGTGGTACAATGGCACAACGTGGACGTCGACCCCGACGGCTTTCAAGGTGAACCTCGGCGGTGAGCTCAAAGACAACGATGGCGAGCTGGAACTCAGCATCAACACCCGCGTGCGCACCTCCGTGCCCATCCTGACAGGGCGCATCTTCATCGAGTTCCTCGGTTCCGACGACATCAAGGAGGACAGCGGCGTGCGTAGCTTCGACATCGCCGATCTGACGGTCACCTTCAAGCGCAACGACAGCACCTACGCCGTCGACCAGCGTCCCACCGGCAACTTCGCCCACCTCGTTGACCGCGACATGTCGGAGGTGCACACCTACGAGTCGAAGAACAACAACAATGTGCGCATGGAGTGGAATGCCGACTGCATCTTCGCCTCAGAGAACAACTCGAAGTTCGGCTTCGGTGTATTGCTCAACCCGGACTTCTCCTACTTCACCGGCTATGGCTATGGCGGCGGTGCACTGGTGCAGCCCGAGCAGCATCTGGCCGACCGCGTGACGGCCTACTGGGCATCGGCCAAGCGCAAGATAGACACCGAGGTCAGGAGCGACGCCCTGGGCGCGGTCAGCCCGCAGTCGACGGCCTCGCTCGACGGCCCCACGTTCTACCCCGTGGCCATCGGCAACGAATGGCGCGACGACGTTACCCGCCTCACGCTTGTAGAGATCTGACCCTCGAAAAGTAAACCCCCGCCCACGAAGCGGGGGATTTTTGTAAGCAGAAAAATTTGACAAATGGAACTATCACGCGAAGCTATACTCAGAATGTTCGACGGCCGCGGCGGCTCAGGCGGCGGTGGCGGTGGAATGAACAGCGCCCAGATAGCCGCCATGCTGGCAGGCTATGCTACGCAGGACTGGGTAAACGGCAACTACGTCAGCATCGAGTTCTTCAACCACCTTTTCTCCATCCACGGCACCACGGATAATGTCATCGTGCCCAACGACCTGGAGACCACCATCGCCAACATCGAGGCAAAGTTCGGTGTGTGGACGCAGAGCTTCATCAGCGCCCTCGGACTGAACGGCAGCGGTGGCGGTGGCGGCGGATCGTCGACGCTGGCCGAGCTGCTCGATGTCAATCTGGGCACCCTCGCCGACGGGCAGGTGCTCACCTACGACAGCAGCACGCAGAAGTGGGTGAACGGTGCAGGCGGCGGTGGCGGTACCGGCAGCGTGAGAAGCGTGGGAATGACCGTGCCGACAGGCTTCACAATCAGCGGCTCGCCCATCACCAGCAGCGGCACACTGGCACTCGGCATCGACAGTGAGCACAGCCTGCCGCTGACCTCCGACGTGGCGAAGGGTGTCGCCGCCTACAGTTGGGGCGACCATGCCGCCGAGGGCTATGCCACCCGCACATGGGTGCAGCAGCAGGGCTACATCACCGGTGAGACCTACACCGGCACCGTGACCCGAGTGGCCATGACCGTGCCGACGGGACTCGCAGTCAGCGGTTCGCCCATCACCAGCAGCGGCACGCTGGCCATCTCCACCGCCAACGGCTACAGCATTCCGCGCACCGCCGACGTGACGAAGGGTGTCACCGCCTACGACTGGGGCAACCACGCACTGGCAGGCTATGCCACGCAGACGTCGCTCACGGATGCCCTGTCGAGAGTGACGACGCTGGAAGGATACTTCACCAACGGTGCTGCTAACAGTGCATTGAGATTGTCGGGAGATACTAACTATTACGCATGGGGGCAACTCTTCTGGCAAAATGGAGTACCACGGAGCATCGGCAGTGCAAGCGCAAGGGCTGACATCAGATACGCAGGAAGTGTGTCGATGGGATGGACGCTCCACATGGAATATGATTCTACCGTCCACGATCCCGCCATCTGCATGAAGTCGTCGAAAGCTGGTGCAAGCATTCCGGTGCTTATGCTTTCAAACAGCGCAACGAGCGACCATTCGGGTGACCACTTGTCCGTCGGCTGGGGCACGTCAGCGAATGCCCAGCTGCCCATCAGGTTCTTCGGACGTGAATTCGTCTTCAACTTCACCACGGATACCGTCAGCTCCAGCGGGTACTATCAAACAGCCGAGGCTATGAAGGTAGGATACAGGAGCTTTGGCACGGAGAAAGAACCAGCCGTGTATGTGAGAAAGCATCTGATGATTGGCAATGGAGCAGGCGACTACTTCCCCGTAACCTATGACAGCGCGAACGAAGCCCTCTGCTTCACCGGCAACATTTACGCAACGGGAGGCATCTCGGCCCTCGGCTTCCAGTCAACCCCCGGAGGCGGCACACTATTCGACGGACCGTTCACCATCAACGGTGCAGCCATACTGAGGAGCACGCTCAACGTCACCGGTGCTGCCACACTGAACAGCTCGCTGACAGCCCTAGGCGCCACCACGCTGAATGACACATTAACCGTGACAGGTGCTGCCACACTGAACAGCTCGCTGACAGCCCTAGGCGCCACCACGCTGAATGACACATTAACCGTGACAGGTGCTGCCACCTTCAGAGACAGCATCTACATCTACTACGGCGGTACCCGCTATACATTAAGCATCTCGAAACTCATCAACCAAGGATTACTCACATGATCTACCTGACACTGTTCATCGCCATTGTGGCACTCGCGTGCGCTCTGGCATCGCTCGTCATCGCCATCCGCGAGCGCCAAAAGAAAGAGGTGGCAACAGTCCAGCAACCTGCACAGACCACGACCACGAAGCCCGTGGAGTCGCCCTTCATGTACGACGAGAGCCGCAAGAGCTACACCCTCGACGGCAACCTCTATGTCAGCGGCAGCGTGTCGTGCGCAAAGAAAGGAGAGAAGGCATGAGTCACACCACCACTACCATCACAGCACCCATCAGCTTCTACGATGTGCAGACCGTGCTGGGTGCCAGCGATACCGACGAGGGCAAGCTGTGCACGCACCAGAACATCAACATGTGGGCTAAGAACAAGCCGGTGAGGTCGGCGAATGTCGCTCCCCTCAGCGACTTCGAGCGGCAGACGGTCAGATACGGCCTCTCAGCCGACTGCCTGCCACAGGGCAAGCTCTACTTCAACCAGCTGGTGGCGAAGTACATGAACTACAACGTCACGGAGGCAACGCTCGTCGACAACCAGCCCTACACCTACGCCCGGCCACGAGGCGACCGCACGCACATCTTCGAGCCTGGCGACAACTACGGCATCAGGGAGTGGTATCGCATCACCGACTTCAACGGCTACCGCCACGACGCAGCCGAGCCTTTCCACACCAGCATCCGGGACATCTTCGGCTTCCGCCAGGACCGCGGCGTGTTCTACATCAACCGTGCCTACACCACCCAGATGACATTTGTCTGCTACCGCGACAATAACTCGGACTTCGGGCTTGCGGAGTTCCTGCGCACGGAAGACATCACGAACTACTTCCTGGTAGTGGAGTTCTACAACGACCTGGGCGACAACTGGAAGATTGCCACGGCATCACCCGTGGCGAGATACACCTTCCCGCTCAAGGCATCAGACAGCGGCCAGTACTTCGACGGTGTGGCAGCCGACGTGAACATTGCCCAGGGCGACCTGGCCAACATCAACGGCGACGTGCACGTGTGCATCGGCCTTCAGCAGATCGTCGGCGGCAACGTGGTCGATGGGTCGAGCATCCTTTCTCCGCGCATGTGGAATGGCGAGGCGGCTGTAGGCCTGCTCCCCTACTACTTCCACCTCTACCTCGAGCAGCCCCACTACGACGAGGACTTCAAGACGCTCACCACCGTGGGCTACGGCCGCAACGGCATATTCGCCAAGGGTGCTGCCGCTACGGTATGGGAGGCCGTCAACCCGACAGGCCAGCTCTACTTTGCCGTCGACGTGATGACACCCAGCAATGCAGGCAGGCTCTACTACGCCGGTGAGAATAAGACCGTGCCATCCGACGGCACGAAGCTCGAGCTCGGACTAGAAGCCAGATACCCGGGCGCACCGAGCGGCATCACCGTGCTGACACCATCGAATGCGTCGCGCCAGGACACCAGCTCGACATACGTCACCATCGACCCAGCCGTCAGAACGACGCTCCATGCCCTGGGCATGAATGTCCCGACACGCGTGTCATACGACGCACCCGAGTACTATGACTTCCAACTCTACGCGAGGACGGGCGGCAGCTCTGCCCAGTGGTCACCCATCACGACCATCACCCTTGCATACGTTTAACCCCAAAATTCCCAACAACTATGAAAGTAGATTTCTCGAAAATTCAGATGAAGACCATCACAGGCGACATGGAGACTGTCGACCTGCGCACGGCAGTAGGTAACATCCTCTACATGCAGGGCATGAACATCAAGGAGTGCTCGCTGGGACTCGACGTCTTCCACAGCGACGGACCGATGGAGCTAAGCGACGAACAGACCGCCATCGTCAGGGCCTACGTGAAGCGCCTGCCCTACGTCTTCCAGGAGGCCGTGGAGAGAGCACTGGCAGAGCAGTAAACCCCCACCCGCGAAAGCGGCGGAAAGAAAAGAAACTTTTGTTATGGATAATTTTTTCAGACATTGGACCACACGCAAGCGCGAGACAGGCACGGCAGCAGCCTCTGCCACTGCCGCCACCAACACCAACGGTGAGGGCAGCGGCTCCTTCGAGGCCAACATCCGCCGGCCCTACTCGCCGGGCGCTGCCCTCACCATCTCGGCCGTCTACCGGGCCATCGAGCTGCGGGCGAAGACCGTCGGTCAGTTTCAGATGCAATATCAGAAACTGAACCGCGAGGGCGGCAACTTCGTGCCCGACATCGGCGACGCCATGAGCAGCTATGCCAGCAACGGCCAGCGCATGAACTACCTCCTCCAGGTAGCCCCCAACCCCGTGATGACCGCCACGCATCTGATGCAGCAGCTCATCATCAACAAGTTGCAGCTGGGCAATGGCTTCGTCTACATCGAGCGCGACGACCTGGGCGAGGTGCGCTATCTGTGGCTCGCCACCTGCGGCGGCTACAACCAGGCGGCAGGCACCTACAACCTGAGCTATGCCGGCGAGCATGGTGTGGTGAACATTGCGGCAGCTCCGGCAGCCGACGTGATCCACATCCCCAACACCTTCCGCGACCAGAACGGCTACATGGGCATTCCCACCATCCGCTATGCCATCGACACGCTCTCGATGATTGCCACGCAGAAGGCGCAGTCGCTGGAGACTGCCGCAAAGGGTGGCCGCATGAAGCTCATCATCGGCGAGGAACAGACGGGCGACACTCCCGGCACGCTGGCCTTCAGCATGTTCAACAAACAGGAGATGGACAAATACGCCCTGGAGGTCCAGGAGAAGCTCTACCAGAACGACGTGGTGGCCCTGCGTGCCCTGAAGTCGGTGCAGAATATCAGCATGTCGGCACAGGACCAGCAGCTGGTCGAGATGCTGAACATGTCGCTCGACGACGTGGCACGCTACTTCGGCACACCGCGCGCCCTGCTCATGATGGACAGCAACTCGCACTACTCCACCTATCAGAACGCCACGATGGAGTACCTCACGCGTACCATCCAGCCAGATGTGGAGGAGATAGAAGAGGAGTTCACGCGCAAGCTGCTCAACGTCCACGACTTCTGCCGCCGGCGCTTCCACATGTGCGAGCAGCCACTGCTGCGCCTCGACAAGGAGGCACAGGCCAAGGTCGACCAGCTGCGCTTGCAGGCCGGCACCGCCACGGTCAACGAACTGCGCAAGCAGTACGACATGCCGTCGGTGGAGAATGGCGACACCGTGTACATCTCTACCAACCTGGCAGAGCTGGGCAGCGACAAGCTGAGCGGCACGACTACACCGGCAGCACCCCAGCCGGCACCTCAGCCGGCACCAGGTGAAGAAGGACAGAAAGGAGGCGAACAATGAAGTGGCTCACACTCGACTACATCAAGCAGCACTCGCGCATCGACTTCGATTGCGAGGACAACCTGCTCGAACTCTATGCCGACGCGGCAGAGGAGGTGGTGATGAACACCCTCGACCGCGACTACGACGACATCGTTGAGAACTTCGGCACCGCATCGCACGACGTGCCCGCTGCCATCATGCAGGCATCGCTGATGCTCGTCGACCTGAGCTACACGAACCGCAGTCCGGTGAGCCCTCAGAACATGAGCATCATCCCCTATGGCTTCGACCTGCTGCTGAAGCGATACATCAAGCTGGCCGACTGATCCGAACATTCATTCAGAAAAATCAGAACCTATGAGCTATTCAAGTGGATTCCTGAAAGACTGCATCACCATCCAGCGGCGCACAGCTGCCACTCAGGGCATCCGGGGCATCGACTCCGGCGGCATCGAGTGGGAAGACGTTGCCCATCTGCACGCCAACGTCGGATGGCAGAAAGGCAAGGCCGGCATGCACGCCGGAGCTCTCGACAGCTATGCCGTGGTGATAGTGCGCATGCGATGGAACAGGCTCGTCGACGAGCGCTCGCGCATCGTGCACCGCGACACCACCTACCAGATACTGCCAGAGACCTTCCATGCCGACCGCCAGGCCAACGAAATTCAGTTCATGGCACAAGCCATCGTAGAATAACCCTATCACAAGCAACAATATGGAACACGTAACACAGAAACCAGCACGCTGGGGCTACACCCAGCTGACAGCCGACAAGGGCTATGTGATTCGCTCGAAGGTGACCGGAAAGCTCTATGAGCAGATCACCGTCCCCCGCCCCGGCGACTTCGAGGTCATCCCCCTGCCGACGAGTGCCACGGCCAAGAAAAAAGCCAGTAAACCCAAGGCAAAGAAATGACCACAATTAGAAACTCTTAAACAAAAAAACGCATGGAACAAAACAAAAAACCATTCGACGCCGCGAAGCGCGAAGTGCGCACCAGCAGCATCGACATCAGCATCCGCGAGGCTGAGGGTGGCGGCGACAGCCGCATTGTCGAAGGCACCGCCATCGTGTTCAACGCCGAGAGCAACGTGCTCGATGACTTCGGTGTTGAGTTCCGCGAGGTCATCAAGCCCGAGGCAGTCACCCAGACGTGGATCAACCAGCAGGACGTGAAGCTCAACATCATGCACAACCGTCAGGACACCATCGGACGCTCGCGCCTTGGCAAGGGCAACATGCAAATCACCGTCGACGGCAAGGGCGTGAACTTCCGCTGCGAGGTGCCTAAGTGCGACATCGGCGACCGTGCCCTGGAGCTCATCCGCTCGGGAGTCATCACCGGCTGCTCGTTCGAGTTCTGCCCGAAGGACTACGAGATCGAGGAGCGTGGAGCCAACAGGGAGGTGCGCATCACCCACAAGGCTTTCGACAGCATCACAGCCTTCACGCTGGCGATGGACCCGGCATACAGCCAGACATCGTGCAACGCCCGCGAGGCATGGAACTTCACACCGACCGCCATCCGCGAGGCCGAGGAAGCCAAGCGCAAGGCCGACGAGGAAGACAAGCGTCAGCGCGAGCAGCAGGAACACGAGAAGGCACTGGCCCGTGAGCGCGAGATTGAGCAGGCACGCCAGTGGCAGCGTGAGCAGGACTTGGAGCAGATGCTCGACACTCTCTGATCATTAACAGGAAAAACTAGTATAAACCGTCTTAAAACGTTTCAAGAATGGAAAAAAAGACACTTGACCAGCTCCTGGCCCGCAAGCGCGAGGTCGTGAGCAAACTGGGTGAGCTGAACAGCACCATCCAGACCCGTGAGTTGAATGACGACGAGAAGGCTAGCAAGAAGGCACTCGAAGTCGAGTTTGAGAACCTGAACCGCGAGATCTCGCTGGCCATCCAGGAGAAGCAGGCTGCTGCCGTGGCTGTGGCTCCGAAGGTGAACGTCAACCAGGAGCTCCGCGAGTTCCTGAAGGAAGCACCGAAGGGCAAGACCTTCTCCATCCCCATGACCCGCGAGAGCATCAGCTACGGCCAGCAGACCGGCACTGGCAGTGCCGTTATCTACCCCGGCACCGAGGGCTATGTGCAGGGCATCACCGTGGTTGACCTCATTCCTACCGACCGTCCAGACGGCGACATCCTGCTCACAGCTGGCGTGCCCATGACAACGGGCGTGGTAGGCAACAAGATTCAGTGGGCATTCGCCGGTGGCGTGGAGGCAGTATTCGCCAACGAACTCGCCGCTACCACCGAGCGTGTGATTGACCTCGACAAGCAGGTTCCCGTCCAGCAGCGTCTGACGGTGCGTGTGCGCATCTCTAACCAGTCACTGGAGAACACTGACTACGACCTTCAGGGCTACATCGTCCGCCAGGTTACGGACGCCATCCGCCAGAAGATCAACTGGGCTGCTGCCTCGACCACGAAGGCCACCGAAGTGTTCTACGGCCCGTTCGCTCAGAACACTGAGACTGGTACCTACGGCACTGAGGGCTACGTTCCCGGCAAGCAGGCTGGCACCTACTCTACCTTCACCAAGGACACCGCCGCTGAGATGATTGGCAAGATTGCTGCCCGCAACCTGCCTCTGACCAACTGCGTGTTCGTGATGGGTGCTGAGGACTTCTGGAAGCTGAAGGTAACACCGTTCGACGCTGGCTCTGGCATCATGCTCATCGGCAACGACAACCGCCTGCTCGGCATTCCCGTTGTGGTGAACAACGCCATCAACCGTGCCACCCAGAAGGGTGCCGTGAGTGGCCACAACATCGGCCTTGGCAACTTCGCATTCCTGCCCACCATGCAGCACGGCAACATCCGCCTGAGCGTGGATGCCAACAGTGCCGTTGCATCGAGCACTGACGAGGTGATCACCACCATCAACGCCGACTTCTCGATGACCGTGCTGAAGTCTGCCGCCGACGGCTTCGTTGTGTACGCCAAGACCAACAGCTAGACCTCTCTCTGGGGAATCTTTCATAGTTCGCCGGTGTGTGGCGGCAATGCAACAGCAATAGCGACAGACTGCACACCGGCTCCCCATTCTTCTAACTTGATAACGTAAACACCAGTCACACCATGAGTCTTTCCACCGACATCATCTTCATGAAGGCCCTGCGCAGCAATGCGCACCTGATGGGGCGTCTGCCGGCCGGTAATGTCTACGACACGGCCATCCAGCTGCCCGACCGCGACGCGGCCAACGCTCCCCTGCCCTACATCATCGTCTGCTACGCCGGCATGACCAACGATGACACCACCAAGGACAACGACTACGAGGGCGACACCGACCGCGTGCAGATAGACATCGAGGTGGCGGCAAGGACCAGCGACGAGCTCTCGGAGCTCATGGAGGAGGCGCGCGCCACCATACGCGACTACTTCATCGAGCACAACAACGAGGACGATGACGACTACGAGCTCATCCCGATGAGCACCGTGCCCAGCGCCGGTCGCAAGATGTACGACCCCGACAAGCCATGCCTGTGGCAGGTGCTTACTTATCAATGCGAGACAACCCCTTGAAAATCTTTAAACTACAAGAATATGAGTAAAATCAAAGGCCAGAACTTCAGACTGCTTGTCGCAGGCGCCGCAGTACCCGAGGAGACCAACGTCTCAATTACCATACAAGGTAATACTGACGATTCGTCGACAAAGGACAGTGCAGGCTTCTATTCGCAGGAGACGGTCGTGTCGACTTCTTGGCAGGCGCAGGTAGACACCTACGATGCCGAGCCGGCCAGCATCCAGGCGCTCGTGACGACATTCAATGCCGCACAGCCCGTGACCGTCGGATGGGACCAGACGGCAGGAGCGCAGAACCGTGTCGCCCAGAATGCCGCCTTCTCGCGTAGTGGCAGCGCCCTGCTGACCGATATCACCTTCACGTTTAACGACCGAGCCACCGTCAGCGTGAGCTCGCAATATCAGGGAACAGGAGCCCTCAGCTAATCGACCATGCAGAAAGGACAATACATCAGACTGTTGCTCAGCACTGCTGCCAACCCAACGGCGGTTATTGCAGCCGCCAAGGAGATGCAGCTGCACCTGTCTGCTCAGACAGAGGAAAGCTCAACGAAAGATACCACCGGCG